CATTCCTGGTAATCACAGGAAGACGGATCAATGTATTCAAGTAAAGCCAGAAGATCTGTTCTATATTCCATACCATTCTCCAATTACCATGATGCGCCTTCGTTTTCTATGACTGGCGGCACATAACTGTGAGGATCGATCCCCCTGGGAGTTCGCCACCCATTGCCGGCGATCCGGTCGATCAACCGTCGAGCCTGTTCGAAGGACCATGAGCCCACGTTTTCAAATCCTCTGTTTTCCAACTGACGGATTTGCCTTGGTGTTGCCATGCTCTGCATCTGTCTTTCCGTGATCTTATCGATCAGCAGTTGTGCCTTACCGGAACTCTCAACGCCCTCCGGGTTGATCTGCAGCCTTTCCAACGTATTTTTCTGTATTTCTGTAGGCGGCTGCATCGCAAGCCCGAACGGAGGAACATAATTTACGAGATCCATATCCTGAATGGACATTTCATATTGCAGTGGATCCACCAGCCGGCTCTTCTTTCTTTTCTGCTCTGCCAACAGTTTTGCAAGTGCTTCCTCGCGCTGCACCTGAACGTCTGAAGCAGCAACCTCCTCTGCACTCTCGATATCAACAGCCTCGCCGGCATTCTTTGCAAGATTCTCCGTCATCTTCGCAGCTATTTCCGGATCCTCACATATCAGTGAAGCCGGATGGCACAATTCATGACGTTCCGTAAGCCACAGGAAATCCAGAAGAAGCAGATGGTCCTTGCCGGGAAACAGCCTCGTCCCGCGCCCCACCATCTGGCTGTAGAGGCTGCGGACCTTTGTCGGCCTAAGAACGATAATGCAATCGACCGACGGACAGTCCCAACCTTCCGTCAGGAGCATACTGTTGCATAGTACGTTGTACCTGCCTTTGTCAAAGTCCTGAAGAATCTCTTTGCGGTCCTCGCTGTTGCCGTTTACTTCTGCTGCTTCAAATCCGTGTTCGATAAGAATGTCCCGAAATTTCTGTGATGTTGCGATCAACGGCAGGAATACAACGGTTTTCTTGTTCCTGCAGTATTTCTCCATTTCTGTGGCAATCTGTTCCAGATACGGATCGAGTGCTGATCCGATCTCGCCGACCTTGAAATCACCGGCGGACACACCGACCTCGGAGATATCGATCTTCAACGGAATCGTTAACGCTTTTATTGGGGAAAGGTATCCTTCTTTTATTGCCTTCGGCAGCGTGTATTCGTATGCGATCTGTTCGAAGTACGTTCCGAGATCTTTCATATCTCCGCGGTCAGGTGTTGCAGTGACTCCGAGTACCTTTGCCTTCGGAAAATGCTGCAGCACCTTCTGATAGCTGTCGGAAACGCTGTGGTGTGCCTCGTCGATGATAATGGTGGAGAAATAATCAGCCGGAAACTGTTTCAGCCGGCTTTCCCTCATAAGTGTCTGCACGGATCCCACAACGACACGGAACCAGGATCCGAAGCAGGATGATTCTGCCTTCTCCACCGCACTTCCTAGACCGGTACTCTTCTGCAGCTTGTCAGCTGCCTGATCAAGAAGCTCTCCGCGGTGTGCCAGGATGAGCACGCGGCTCCCCTGGCGGACACGGTCATTCGTGACAGCTGCAAAGACGATCGTCTTGCCCGTCCCTGTCGGAAGCACAAGAAGCAGCTTATCCGTTCCGGCATCCCATTTGGAAAGGATCGCGTCATGTGCCTCCTGCTGGTACGGCCGCAGTGTCATCAGATTGCCCATTTATTTGCCCCGCTGTCCCTCTTCTCATCCGGCGCATAGAACGTCTGAATGTTGTTGAACTTCTGTTCCGGATTCTTTTTGCTTGCATTCTGAACGACCTTGCAGCGTCCGCGTGTTCCAGGGAGCTTGCTCCAGTAATTCCCGCTGATCGGTTCTCCTTTCTTCTTAAGTCCCACACAGACCAGAAGTCCGCCGATCTTCCATGCGAAATTCGAATGGAGGATAAAGTTCTCACGCACAGACACCTCTTCGCCGTTTCCAGCCTGTACATTCATGTAGACCGTTGCCATTTTGGCGCCCGCATATTTCTCTGAGTTGTCACCGACATAAGTCTTATCGACGTGGTCGACAATAAAGTCATAATCGCCTTCCGGAAGGACCTGATACTGCTGTTCGTCCTGATCGATCGTGCTGTCCCAATCCAATTCGTAACCGCTGTTAACTGCCATCTTTTATATCCTCCTGTTAATTAAATGGAATTTCCTGTTTCTTTCTCATGTCGCGGATCTGATCCCGTACCTTAGTCCACTGAGCCACGAACAGCCCTTCAATGATTCCCGGATTGACCTCTTCGAAATCCCAGATCTTAGTGTCGAACGGAACGAATCCTTTCCCGCTTGCGAACCCTTCGATATCCCACTCACCGATATTGTCAAGGAGCATCAGGTCTCTCAATGCTTTCGGGATTCTCTTATCAAGGGTTTCATTTGTGACCACCTCTTCTGTACGGGCCTCCTTTTCCTCTACAGGCTCAGCTGCTCTATCAGGTTCCGGAGCCTCTTTCTGCTTTTCCTTAGTCGGCTCAGCGCTTTTGGGCGTGATCTCAGGCTCTTCTTTAGGCGCCGGCGGGACAGGCTTTTCATTCCGCTGCACCGCTTTGCTCTCGATCACATCTCGGATCGAATCGTATGAAAATGGCAGTTCGTCCCGAAGACCATACCGATTTTTCGCGTCCCAGCAACTGTGATGCGACGTGTACATTACCCTCTGACCGCCCTGAGCCTTCGTCTTCTTTGTCTTGCTGTCGGTGATCACAATTGTCTTATAATTCGCGAACAGGACCATATCAGACCATTCTTTTACAGCGGCACTGATGGACGTCTTCGGAGAATCGATCAGCTTCATACTGTAACGGTCATAAGCGCCCATCTCATCCGGCTGTTCGAACTTACGGAGCGTTGCATGAGCGGTCATGACCACGTTGATCCCTTTTGTCACCACCTCATTCAACAGGTTCAGGAGTTCTCCGAATTTCTCATAGACATACCGGTAACCATTCCCGTATCCGAAATCTTCGATACCTCCTTTGTTGTGTTCATCAAGCACCGACTGAATGGCCATCTTCTCCGCCCAGTCTGCCGTATCGATAACCAACGTCCTGCAGCAATCAGGATGAAGCATCACGTACCGGACCTCTTCCTTCAGAATCGTCCATGACGATGGTTCGGGGAGCCTTGCTACATCAAGTTCTTTCGTGGATCCCTCCGTGTCGATAAACAGCGGATCTGGAAACATCGAAGCAAACGTGGTCTTGCCGATCCCTTCCGGGCCATAAATAACGACCTTCTTTGCTCCATTGATCCTTCCTCTCGTTATTTCCATACTTTTTCCTCCTTATAATTCGACCTTGCTCCAGTCAGTCACAGCCGGCTTCTGCGCCTGTTCAGCGTATCCATCCTGAATAATGATGCTGCATTCATCTCCGGTACTGACTCTGGTCGCTATAGCCTGCAGACCTTCCTTCTCAAGCCATGATCCGAATTCTTTCAGCGTATCCAGATCCATCTGCTCAAGCTTGTCCATAAGCACGAATCCGCATTCCGGGTTCAGTTTTCGGACGATAGCTGTAGCGACCATGAGCTGCTGGGAACTCGACATGCAGTCCCATTTCTGTTCTTTATAGATGAGTTCACCGTCCTTTACGGAAAGATCCGGCAGAGGCAGATCCGCAGACTGCAGGAGCTGTAATTTTTCACTCCGAACATTCTCTATGTCTTCCGTTAACCTTGAATACTGATTCCGATAAACCTTTGCGTCATCTTCTGCTTTTGCTTTGTCGAGATTCGCGCGGACTTTCCGGTTGATCTCATCGATATTTGCGATGGAAGCCTCAAGTTCCGCTGTTGACTCATCCTGCAGCTGAGAGGCATCGGCAAGTGCAAGTTCTTCGTCATGCGCAGCTTCTTCATAAGCAGCTTTTCTGTAAGCGAGACGGTTCTGAAGATCTTCGATCTGTTTTTCCAGCCTTTGCGCTTCATCAAATATCCGGTGCTTTTCGAAAGTAATCTCTTTAAGGCGGTCCCTTTTTCGCTGGTTCTCGCCATTTTTCACCAGAATGTCCTGCTGCTGTTTGATCAGATCGGATGGCGAGACCGGCTCGTCCGGGACATCGGGATAATACGGCTGTTCTTTGGCGAACTTTTCTTTCTGATCCGCGGTTCTTCCGATATAGAGCCGTTCCTGGTAAAGCTCCTTCTCCCGTTTATCCAGTTCTGCCAGCTTGTCACCGACGCCTATGATCTGCAGAAGCGTATCTGCTTTTTCTTTGCCGGAGGCCTCCATAAACTTCGGGAGATTCAGTGCCAGCTTCTCCACAAAAGTATCGAGGAGCTGCTGTCCCGCTTTCTGTCCGCTCGGATCCGTAACCTTAAGGTCGCTGTTTTTGCCTTTCCGCTCCACTACAAGGCCGTTGCTCATCGTGACTTTCAGTGTCGGTGGAATAACGGAATCCTTATTCTGCGGTTCTGAAGGCCGGAAGCGCTCACCTCCAAGTGCCCAGGCGATTGAATCAAGAACCGACGTTTTCCCCTGATTATTATTGCCGCCGATGATCGTCAGCCCGTTTCTGGTCGGTTCGAGCTTAACGGCATGGATCCGTTTCACATTCTCGATTTCTAACCGGTTGATCTTCATGCTCATTTATTCTTGATTTTCCTTTCTTTTGACTTTGCTCCTCATGCCTGCTAAAATAGGCGTGAGGAATCCATACGAAACCTTATTTTTTGAATGTCAGATGTTGCCGCATCTGGCGTTCTCTTTTTTGGGGCGTCTCCTGCTCTCCCTCCTTTTCCGCAATACTTCGTCATACGCAGTCATGAACACCCATATGATCTGTGCTACCAAGTAACCACCTCCGATTTGGCAGAAGGTGTCTCTCCACACGATAGACTGTGCTGCCAGGATCCCGATCAGGACCGAGATCGCTGCATTCTTAAAGTTCTCCCTTATTGAACCCCTCATTTTTCTCCCCTTTCAGATTGCCTGCCTCACGAACTTAACCTTCCGTCCCCTTTTAAGCAGTTCATAATTCGCAACTACGAACTCAAAAACATCATTTCTTACCCGTACATGACCGCCATATGAAATGATCGAGTCTGCGGGAAACAGGTCTGCATTACTGCGAATCATGTCAATCCGTCTTTTTATCGTAGATACGCTGACTGAGTAGTCTGCTGCCAGATCCGCCGCTGACGAATAACGGCCTTTCTTTACCGGCTGTTCCGGCTCCGGACTCTTCAGCCCGGATGACAGAAGAAATACATCTGCCATTCGATTGAATGCCTTAGCCGTGGACTTTAATGCGTTGGCTATCATTTCAGCCTCTTTCGGATCCATGACTCTTGCTTCTGCCATGTTCTTTCCTCCTTTCAGATTTCTTTGTTCTCGATCTCCCGGATAATCTCCGAGTATTCGCACACGTTTGCTCTCCGGCGCCGGCGTTCCATCTTGATGGATTCCATTGCCCTTGCAAGATCCTCTTCTTCGCCAGGAGTCTCTGCCTCATAGAGTTTCTTCTCGAAGGCGTTCTCCTTGGCCTGCAGCGTATCCGCTGCTTTCTGTTCTTCGTAGGCCTTCTCCTTGACGAGATCAAGGATCATGCACCACTGCCGCAGTTTCATACTCTTTCTCCTTTCGTTCAGATTGTTTTAATTCAGATATGTCAATATCTGAATTACTCTGCTATCATCTGGATGATAGCGGCGCTTCGTATACTATCATTGCCCGTTTTCACTATTAGTGAAATCCGATGGCAAAAAAATATTGTCTATCGGGATATCGTAAAGAGATGCCAACATCGTTAATGCTGGTGTATCAGGCATCGTTTTTCCGTTTTCCCAATTGACAATAGTATTTTTGCTTTTATTAATGGTTTTTGCCACGTCTTCCTGAGTCATTTTAGCATTAACTCGAGCAGCCGCTAATGAAATCTTCAACTCCTTCATTTCGTGTTCCTCCTTTCTGAGGCTTATTGTATTTCACTTTAAGTTAATTGTCAATATCAAAAGTGAAATAATTTTACTTTCAGTTGACTTTAAGTAAATTCTTACTATAATAATAGAAAAGGAGAGAAAAGCCATGCCAGAAACAGAACTTTCATTAACATTTGGAAGAAATATCGAAAAAATGCTTGCAAAATATAATATGACTCAGCAGGACCTTATAGCCGCCTTGAAATCACACGGAATAAACGTTGGAGCTGCTTCTGTGAGTTACTGGTGTAACGGGAAAAAGATTCCAAGGCCTGACAAAATTGATGTGCTTTGTTCTATTTTTAATTGCAAACGAAGAGATCTTCTTGAAGAACCTCCAGAAGACTATTATCAGGACGAAAATACTGCTGCTCTCGCCCAGGAAATGTTCGACGACCCTGATATGAAGATTTTATATGATATGAAGCGCAACATGGATCCGGACCGCTTCCGGGCACACATGGATTTTATGAAAGAGCTTTACAGGCAGGAGCACCCCGACTATGACGAAGGCTGTTGAGCATTATTACGACGAAGTTATCGGAGATACCGTCACTGTTGTTTTCATGGATATGGCAGTCGGTGTAAAAGGCGAAACTATCCATGCTCTTCCAGAAGACCGATACATCATTTATATTAATCTTCTGTATGACGCAGAAACGCAGCGGAGTACTTTCTATCATGAGCGGGACCATATCCGCAACAAAGACTTCGAAAAAGATAACGTACAGGTTATAGAGGCTGAAGCCCATAACATAGAGGCTGTCGAACCAACTTTCGATCCCGAGAAGTTCTTCGAGGAAGAACGCATGCAGAAGTCGTATGAGCGCATTGGGAAGATGCTAAAAGCTGAGCGTCGGAAAGCTGAGAAAGAAAAGAAAAAGCGTGACAAGCGCAATGAGCTGCTTGCAAAGATTGGGCTGGCAGAGGATTGGCACGCGCCAGGAGCGGACTACGGAGATTATACTCTCGTTTATAGGGCCAGGAAGAAAAGCCGTTGGGAAGACTAAGGAAAGGAGACTAAGTATGGGACTGTTTGATGCTTTCAAAAAGAAAAAGAATACAGGGAAAACAGATCTCGATAAAATGATCGCCGAGGCTGAAGCAAAAAAGGCCAAAGAAGATGCTCTGTTCAGGCAAAACGAATCTGCTCGGGCACTTGATAAAGAAGGGAAAATCAAAGAGGCGATTACTATTTATGAAAAAAGCATCGCTGATGGATTCGATGGAAGCCAGCCTTATGACAGGCTTGCGACTATATACCATGAAAGAAAAATGTTCGATGATGAGATTCGCGTGATAAACGCATTTCTGAACATTGCAGCAAAGAACAATTGGGACAATGTGAAAGTTAATAAATTCAAGGATCGCCTCGAGAAGGCCAGAAATTCATAGAATGCCCTTCACTAGCAGAGTGTCTGACTGGTTAGATTCTTCAAGAGGGCTATGAGATAATAAGATGTTACGAGGTAGATAAAGTGAGCAATAGCAGCCTGAGGCAAGAAATATACATCAATCTTGATGATTCGGGGAAACTCACAGAGAAGGAAACACTCAGTGTATATGGTGGCTTGGCTTTCTTCTCCAAAGCAGAAAAAGATAAATTTATTACTCAGTATCGAAGCATAATTAATGATATAAAATGCAAATACTGCAATCAGGAAATCTCGTACTGTGATAATTTGTGTCCAGAAATCAAAAACACAAATATTCTTCCCCAAGACAAACGCAGACTCATGAATTACATAAAAAAATATTTTATTGTTGCGTTGGTTATACAAAATAATAATGTTTACTCTCACATCAAGAAAGATAAAAGTGCAAAGGGAAGATTCACTGACTATAGCATTCGCAGACTTATCAAAGGTTTTATTGAAAAATTGATCAAATATGGAAAAATTAATCCATTTAACGATCTGCGCCTAATTATCAATATTGATGCGCAAAGTACAAAGAGCAATGGTTAT